CAATGCAGAATCTCCGTAGGCTGTATTCTTCTTCTCGAGCATCTTTAAGATACTATCTAAAACTACAGCAACTTCACCTATTGTGTCAAGCTCTTCTTTAGTTTCTTTCTTAATAAATGGGTAAGTAGAACTTCTATCCTGAAACCAAATGCCGTCACTCATCTTATACTGGGTTTAAAAAATCAATCGGGTTAGAAAGGTACTGATTAATTTTTAAAAAATGGTTACACCCAAAGAACCCTGCTTTCCCACCACTATAACCTTCTGCTGCAGGATGTGGTGCAGTTAGTACATAGTGTGAAGTTGTATCTTCTGGGAATAGGGACATGATTGGGTCATTCTGTGTTATGTAGGTCTTAGTAATCAAGTTAGCTGCTTCTTTACCCCACCCAACGAATACGATGTTTCTATGAGTTGCAATAATTCTTTTCAGCACTTGTACTGTAAACCCATCCCATAGTTCTTTGTGAGAGTTTGCATTCTTCTCACGCACAGTCAAAGATGTATTCAACAGCAGGACACCTTGCTTAGCCCAACTCTCAAGAGTTAAATCGAAGTTAGGGTTAGGGTCAACACCATAACTACTATAAAGCTCTTTAAGTATGTTCCTAAGACTAGGTGGGGCCTTACCATTGTTGACAGCAAAAGCTAGTCCAGTAGCTACCCCATTGTGATATGGGTCTTGTCCTAGTATAACTACACGGAGATCGTGAAACTGCGTAAGCTCAAAAGCCCTGAACACGTCACCTGGAGAGGGGTAACACCTGTTATTAGCATATTCAGTCTTAAGAGCTTCACGCAGAGTCACGAATCTCTGTGAGTTAAAGATAGGCTCGAGGACTGGCCACCAGTCCCCAAGCTTGTTCTTTAATTTGTCATTCATATTATAGGTTTGCTGGGAGCATAATAGTCTTTGTCGAATCTCTCAATAAGCATATCTGGTTTGCTGTGTAGCTCTGCCTTATACGGTAGAACTACATCAAGCTCAGCCTCGAGCTGCTCCTTAAGATCATCAGACTGAAAGAGAATCTTCCCAGTGTGTCCGTCGATGTCAAAGTCATGAAACTCCAATATTTTAAGTTTCCATATATCATCAATCAGCGAATACTTTCCTTCTATAAATGAATCGTATGAATCCTTTGCATCTTCTGGTACATCGAACACAAACAAGACGTGATAAGGATCGGGATCCAAACGTCTTCTAAAATTTCTGAACGAGCATAAAGCAGATTCAAACCTTGTAAATCTTGGTACCCCAGAGAATCTGTAAAGTATTGCAATGCAATCTTCATCTTCATCTGTAGCGCAAAATGCATTGACGAACATTGAGTCCCATAGCATCAGCTTTCTATTCATACCCATTAAAGGGAGTATAAATATGCTGCTATCTGTGAGACGTGCAACTGATAGGTCATAGCATACAGTCTTACCAAGATTCATCCCGGGTCTAATGATGTTCACCTTGTAAGGTGACTTTGCAGCTACTCTAACAGTATCCCCGAGTTTAATTTCGTAGGTACAGTCAGGGTATTTGCATACAAGAGACGTAGTTACACCTTGAATCCTCTTTGCTTCACACTTAGAGAGATCCCCAGTCAGACGTACAGTTCTCCCGTTCACCGGTGTGAATTGTATGTCTGAACAGATCACCATAGCTCTTCATCTTTGTTAATAGTATATACTTCTAACTCAGGTAGTTCAATGCCTGCTTCCCTTGCAACATCTTGCTTAGACTTTAGTAAGTACACAAGTCTAAACGTAGTATTGAAGTTCACAATACCTTCTACCATACCAAACTTCTCAACGTATTTCTTAAGTGTGAATGATTCGAAGTCATTCTTCCGATTCTTCAACCAGTTGTCTGAAGTCTTATCACCTACACCGTGAATACCTGCTATGTTATCTGTACTATCCCCCATAAGAACTTGCTTCCACAGGAATCTAAGCGCTTCATCAGGGGTAGTATGTAGGAACTCTGCTCTCTGATAATTGTAATGCATCCCAACACACTGATACAGCACATCCTTGTCCGGGGAACAGATGATTGTAGAGCGATTATCCGTATAAGAATAATAACTTACTAGATCATCTGCCTCAAGTTCAGGGACACTCCAGAATCCGTAGTGTTGTTTTAAGTACTCACGTAATGCATAGAATACAGGTGGTTTATCTTTCCCTTTGCGATTCCCTTTGTAGTTAGGATCTACCCCATATCTGAAGCATCTCTTCTCTGTAAGGAAACCAACATAGTTAGATGTATTACACTGATTCAGCATTGTAGTAATCCTCTGATCCACCCCATAGATAGCTTCCTCTAGAGTAGGCTTATCCATTTCGTAGTACATCAAAGAATCTGCATCTATCAAGCAGATATTCCCATCTCTGGGTAGTCTCTCGATGCTGCTCATATTACAGCACCTTTATCTCCGCAACCTTATCTGAGCGCTTGTTGAATTTCTCTATTATATTCTCCTTCATCTCTTCCCACTGCTCGTCAGTAAGAGCAGCGTAAGTAGAAGAGTGATACATACTACCGTTAACCCCAGCAAGACTGGAGTGTACGAAGTACTGAAGACATCTAATAGCCCCGTCCATAGAATCAGGGACAGCACCAACATGCATAGGGTCAACAAAAACGTTATGAATCTCACCACTGTACCAAGCTATGTATTTCAAACCACCAACGTGCAATCCAGGCACACAGCTTCTATCGTCGTCAGTATTCACACAATCCCATGATGGGAGTCTGTGTACACACCCAACTTTGATAAAGTACTGTGGGCTGTCATACCCGTTAGCACCTTCGCAGTAGAACTTATCACCGTTTGGCCATACAGCTGGTTCAAACAGTCTATCTTCTACAAACTCAGGCTTGCCATCGTTCTCAATCTCACCAGTGTCAGGGTTGAAAGTTCTCTCATAGCGAGGAACTTCTTCCCCGGTACTAGAATCATACTTTGTGAGTACCTCACGAGATACTTTGAAAGCATTAACAAGACCTTCCTTGGTGATTTTAACTTGGTACATAGTAGCACGCTCTGCAGCTATATCTTCACTCAATCCGTGCTCCTCCATCAACTCTTTCTTGAGTGTGGGGTGTACGTACTTCATGTCAATAAACTCAAAGAATCGCTTGGTGAATTCATCACCTGTACCTTTCCTCATCTTATTTCGAAGTATAGGGTTACGACACCACCGCATCCACAACTTAAACAATGGTTCGATGTCTACACCCGCATCCAAAGAATCGAAGATTCTATCTACAAGAGATTTTGGGAGGGGTATATCTATCACAACACCATCATCAAATTTGATGAAGTAACGTCCCGCAGGATCTTTCCAAAGCTCTGTACCCCCTGCAAAATTAGAGTGCACAGCCTTTGCATTAAGATCCTCCGTAGCAAGCAACGAAAACTCAGCGAGTATCCCGTTGTATTCTTCCACTGTAGCAGCATTATCAGCCTGTTCAGACAGACCAACCATCTGCTCGTAAATATCCTTCTCGTAACGACGAGAGTACGGGGTGTTACCGTAGCTGCCGGATATCAAATCACCTATCACGTTAATAGAGATCATAATGGTGGGTTAAATTCATGTCTGTTTTTCAGTTCAAGATACGCACGAATCTCTTTCCAAAATCTATCATTATCATAATGCGGTAGAGGAAAGCTGATACGTTCGAACAATGGATATAAGGGCTCAATAAATTCATCTATGTAATCTTTCAGCTGTATGATATCATCATCCATAATCGTACAGTCAATGTCTGCAACTTTAAACAGCTCCATGGACTTTTCAGCAATAGATTCTTCAGAGGGTTCTGTAGACAAGAATATCTGCATGTCATGCATCTTCTTAATCAACGTTAGTATCTCTTGAAATTCTTCTTCATTGCTATCAAAGTACCTATTTCTGTGAAGAGCGTATTTCCTATACGGTTTTAGTTTATTCAGTACAGCTGTGTACTTCGGATCAATTTCACCTAACTTTTCAAACCAATTAGGTATATGAGGTACCATACATCCGGTAACCCATTGTCGAACTTTATCGTGCATACTCCATTTGTTTTCATGTAGGACTGAGAAAAACTCACTGATATGTTTAGCATTGCTCCCCTCCAGTTTCTTAGACAATGCACCTGATACTTTGAACAGTTGTATGTCTGTGACCATGGCAGGTTCTGCGTTTACTGCATTCTCCCAACTCCCAGTATAGTCATTGCGAAAACGTATAGGCCTAAACTCAGTGAATACAGGATTTTGATTAGCCGCTGAAGTATCAGTGTTAGAAAATATATGATACCCCCCAAAACGAGGATAAACCTCCACCCATTCAGGTACTGTAGGGGCACAGATTACAGCAGCCAACTTAAGTAGATGTTCATCTTCCCCAGTACCATAGAATGTTTCTATGTCAGTGTTCTGGATTAACTCAAGAGGTGCTTCTACCTTATCCCAAACCCAATCTGAGATGTTAGAGCAATACTTCTGATCACCAGTATGCGGACGTCGCAATGTGTAGAGAACTACCTCATTGGCTAGAGCACGTCTTTCCTCTGGTGTCATAAAGCGATACCTATCCTTGAATGTAGCATTCTCATCTTCCTTCTCCAGGGTTTCCTCGAAACCATCTGGTACTTCTATCTCATCATAGTCGAACTTCACCAGTGGTGAATCCTTGAACAATTCCCAATTAGATACACGATAGAGATTGATGGAGTCAATCCTTGCTTGCACCTTTGGGTCGTCATAGACATTCGTTGGGTGATGTTCGGTGATAAGAGTAAGTGTTCCCTTCGTCATAAGGTACCGGTCCTTAGTGGCTGAAGGGTTTCCTTGAACGAAATACAGATTATCCCAATTCACTTGTCCCCATCCTACTTCTTCTCTTTCAATTATTCTTTTCCCATTCTTATAAACCAAGCTCACGTTACGAACCTTATAACCCTTAAGTATCCCATTGGGTGAAGCAAAGGTTATACTACGATTCCCAGGGAAGCTTGGTTTAATATTCTCCTTATCTACCATCTCACTCAGGTGTCGCAGCACAGTGTTACTGTTGTTGTTCTTGTAAACAACTTCACTGCACTTCTTCACCCAGGTAAGAAAATCATCTTCATTTAGCTGTTCATTTATTACATCAGCTGCATCTTGAGCTGCCCTCTCAATAGCACCTTGGATGTATCTCTTAGTATTCTCGTTCCATATAACTTTCTCACGCGATGGGGTTACATCCACACCATCCTGTAGTACGACTTCATTCCCGTTTTCATCTAGATATGACTGTCGGGCTGGGCATTTGATTGCAACAGCACCCCATAGTTGCTCCATTTCTAGCTCACGAAAATCTACGTACCCATAGTTAATACCCGTAGTGGCTCCTTGGGATTTAACCATGAGAATGTGTGGTTTTCTCCACGCGTAAGTATTTGAGATGATAAGATTATCAGAGTTGTAGAGGACTTCACTCTTGATTGATCTATCCATCTCATTACCATTCTCAAACACACACTTGAACTTCACATTATTCAAGTAATTAAGCTGATCCTCCACAGCTTCTGCAAACTTGTGTCGGTTATGCTTCTTTACCCCAAAGCTGACTTTAGTGAAGTTCTTTGATGATGAGTTAATGTAGTAAACTTTAGTCCCATCACTGAAGGTTATATACCCATCAGCTTCGAACCTATTTACCATAAAATCTGTTTTATACGGATAGCAGTTGAATCTAAACAGCTTACCGTTGTGACAGGTTTCTACAGTATAGAAATCTACCCCTGTTGAGAGTGGGACTTTTGCTCCGAGTCCGAAGGCTCCGAAGTTCTCTGCTGTGTTTCTCTTTGTTGAGAATCCGAGCTCGAGGTAACCTTCGAGTCTAGTCCCCCCAAGACCCACGCCAAAGTCAGTAACGCTAAAATCATCGCAATACCCAATACCGGCTCTTTCGGTATATTGAATAGTGACATTACTTTCATCAGCAAGATGATCCACAGAGTAATAGCTGGGATCAAAATTAGAATCTTTGTATTCTTCTTCATTTCGCGTAATATAGTAATCTTTGACTGTCTTCTTACCTGACAATATCTCCAACGCAATCTCTTTCTCACGTTGTGAATCGCAGGCGTTAGTCACCAGCTCACGTACGGTTGAAGCGATAGGGGTAGAGTATTGTGTGGATTGAAGAACATCAAAGACAAGTTTCTCAGCGGAGACGTTAATCCGCTTCTGTACACCTTTAGAGTTAGACTCTACAGCTGTACCAATTGTCTTAATGCTCATGTGGTTTGCAATAAAAAGCCCCTACAACACTGTAGGGGCCATCATTTCTAAAATCTTTTGAACTGTCTCGATGTTCTGCTGCTGATTCCTCGGTACAAATAGTACCGGGGGATCATCTTGCTCCATCAAGAGCTTCTTAAACATCTTCCACTTGAGAGGGAAGCGTTCATTTGCGTAGCCTTTACACTCTATCACCCATCGACCATGGGGATCAACGAAGTCAGGAGTGTATGTGATATCACGAACTTTGTATTTCTGCTTATCCGTGAACCCTGTCTTACCATTGTCTTCGTAGGACTCATTAGCATAGTGAAAGCCTTCCATGAGAACATATGTCTTCTTCTCATAGTCAGCTTGTATACTTGCGTCCCGTAGTTGTCTGTAGCAATGAGCTTCTAGTAGAGATCTAAACTTAATACCATCTACCTCTTTAGCTGTTGCGTTTCTGACTTTCTTCCTTGTAGCTCTTGTCCCTGTTCTCCGTCCTCTTGATGACATCCTTTGCTGTTTCTAATCCATGATCTTTTATGAGATCAGAGATATCTTTACTGCAATAATGCGACGGAATAATTAGATTGTCAAGCCCATACTCAGAACAAATCCTCGCAGCCATGGTTTGTCCAGGGTTACGAGGATTATCAAAGTCATTGTCGTACAGTACTATGACTTCTTTGAAACGTTCCTTTGCTTCAGCGATTGTTTCTTTACTTGGCACAAGCATTTCTGATTGTAGAGCAATGGATGGGTAACCAAGCACCCCCAGACACATGATATCCTTGAGGGAACTTGTGAGAAATAAAGTCTCACCATGTTTAGGAAGTTGCCTATAGCCTTGAAGACATTCACTACCCACATTAGAGCTCCATTTAAAATCTGCTTCAAGCGGACGGTAAATCTTATAACCGCAGTCAAAACGGTAACGATAACTGATACTATTGCACGAAAAACGTAATTCATTGATCCAGTAGTGAGAGATGGGTTGAACATCAAATATACGAAGAATACGTCTAGTTATGTGAAATTGACCCCAATACTGCTCATCCCTATACTCCCATGGACGGACTCTTACTTTAATTTGCGATTTTGTTTTCTCTCGTATTTCCGGTGCCACCTTTCTAACAGCAACCTTATTGCTACTAATAGAGCTAAGACCCAAACCAAAGACCATATCAATGTGTTTAAGACTGTCATAGAAATTAAGATTGTATTTGTATGAAACGTAATCAAAACAATCGAAGCTATGCTCAGGACACCCAAAGTCTTTGTAACGTAGTCTCCCCCCAAGCATAGATATAGATACTGTAGGGGAGTTGTCTTCCCTAAGGTCACTCTTGAACTTCTTCCCAGGCTCATCAAAGTTTGCACAGAAGTACTTGAATATCTGATACTCAGATACCTTTGATAGTACTGTATCTTTATCTAGAATCTCATTGCTTCGTCTTGCTTGTATCATGATAAATAGGGCCGAGCCTACAAATATAGACCCGGCCCATCAATATCAACTCCAAAGATCGTCAGCTGTCTCTGTCGCTGGTTCTGACTCAGACGGGGTAACTACCTCTGGGGTATAAGTTTGCAACTTAAGATCTGCATTGTACTCAGCATTAAAGCTACCATACTCATCATTCAGTGCACGAACGAAGATATCATCACGCTTTGGTTTGAGTCTCCCAAACACACGATTGTAAACCTGCTGATACTTACCATCCTTTACACCGAGAAGTACACGAAGTTTGTTGTCTTTGAGTGCAGTCACAAGTGACTTCAACTCACTGACATTCCCCTTCATGATACTATCAATTGACTCAAATGAGCACTCCCCATCATTAGGGATATTAGCCCATGCCTTGACAAAGTTGATCAAGATCTCTTCACCGGGATACATACGACGAACACCTTCTGACTTAAACCAGTCAGGGGTAGAATCAGGAGAGGCAGCCCAAGTAACTTGACCATACTTGTTAGTTACCTGATGCTTCCCTGTACTTGACTCCTTTCTATGCTGATTACCGACAAGAATCTCAAGACGAGTTGTAAAGTTGTGCTCATCATTATGCAACCAGAATGAAAGCTTACCTGTCTTGTCCCCCATCTCAATCTCATAGCTGGGCTCTGTCTTCATATTAACCCCGATAGATGCAAGCTCACCTAGGTTAGGGTTGACAGCAACTACACGTACAGGTGCGATACCTGTGAATAGGGGTATCCCACCCCCTGTTACTTCTACTTCTGAGGAATTAGATTGAATAGCCATTAGTACTCGTTTTCGTCTGTGTTGTCTGAGGGTGAATATTGTACAGTGCTGATCACAGACTGCATGCTTTGAGCAATACCTTGCTCAATTGTAATCTGCTTTGGTTCAGTGTCATCAACAAGTTGAATGCGTTGAACCTTTTGTTTCTTGATACGAATACCCTTAAGCTTTGGGTGAGAGAAGATCGCTTTAGCTTCAGCGATAGTCATACCGTACTTCTTACGAATATCCTCACGACTCATACCATCTTCTTTGATGTGTGATATGAGCTGAGAAACAGTTAAAGTTTGAGGTGTCTCCTCCTGCGTCACATCTGGTGTGACATCTACTCTTGCGTCAATAGACATTGTAAATCGTTTTAATCAATAAAAATCTTACCCCAATCAAGTTCAGCATCTAGTCCTCGTAGATGCTCACAGCGGGAGCCTGCTGTGTCATCGTTTGTAGAATCAAACGATATCTTTGTGATTTCTTCACCACGGTATACATACCCAATTGCATCAGCATTTGCGCATGCAATCTCACGAAGCTTACCGGACAGTGATAAGTCATTCGCTTTGACCTCTTTACCGTTCTTTGTCAGATACTTGTCTTTCAAGTGACCAACAAAGATTACATGGTCTGCAAGCTTAGACAGATTGA